TCTCATCGGCAAGCTGCTGCTGATCGGCTGAGGAGGGCGCTGGCATGAATCGCATCTTCAAGGCCAGCATCAGGACCGGAGGCAATGACCGGGTGGAGTGGTATTGGGACACCCGGGAGCAGGCGTCCGAGTTCATCAATCAGGTGATCCGTGAGCGGAAGCGGCTGGGCCAGTACTGTTCCAGCCCGCGCATTCAGCCGGTGGAAGTGGCCGCCTGTGAGACGGCGTTCGATTACAACTATCCTGACATCCCGCGGATCGTTTCAGAAAGGAGAAAATCATGACGCTGTACGAAATCGACGAAGCGCTGTTGAACCTGGTAGACCCGGAGACCGGTGAGATCATGGACATCAGCGCTTTTACTGAGCTCCAGATGGACCGGGAGAAGAAGCTGGAGGGCATCGCCTGCTGGATCAAGGACCTGTACGCGGAGGAAACAGCGCTGAAGTGCGAGGAGGACGCACTGAGAGCCCGCCGGGCATCTGCGCGGCGCAAGCGCGAAAGCCTCTGGGCCTACCTGCAGACCATGCTGGCCGGCGAGAAGCTGAAGACCGGCAAGGTGGCCGTCTCCTACAGGAAGAACCCGCCCAGCGTGCAGGTGGACAACGAGGCGGAACTCCTCGAATGGGCGCGCAGTCGCTGCCGGACCGATCTGCTGCGGTTGAAGGATCCGGAGCTCGACAAGGCCGGCTTGAAGGCCGCCATTGAAAAGGGTGAGTATGTGCCGGGGGCGCGGATCGTACAGGAGACCAGGATGGTGATTCAGTAACCTGATGAAAGGAGTGTTTCCATGAGAATCACAAGCGGTCAGATTCCGACCGCAAAAAAGATCGTTGTGTACGGCCCTGAGGGGATCGGCAAGAGCACCTTCGCTTCACGCTTCCCGAGGCCGGTCTTCATCGATACGGAGGGCAGCACGTCCCACATGGATGTGGCGCGGTTCGATCCGCCGAAGGACTGGAACGGCCTGATCGAGATCGTTGACTGGTGCATTCAGAACTCCGGCGAGATGGGGACGCTGGTGATCGACACGGTGGACTGGGCGGAGCCGATGGCATTTCAGGCCGTCATCAGCAGCAAGAAATCCGCCGACATCAAGAGCATTGAAGACATCCCTTATGGCAAGGGCTATGTCATGGCCAAGGAGCTGTTCATGATCCTGCTGAAGAAGCTGGACATGCTGAAGGACAAGGGCGTCAACGTGGTGCTGGTGTGCCATGCCATTGTCCGGAAGTTCGAGCAGCCGGACGAACTGGGCAGCTACGACCGCTACACCCTGAAGCTGAACGACAAGAACATCTCGCCGCTGATCCGGGAATGGAGCGACATGCTGCTGTTCGCCAACTATGTGACAGACGTGGTCAAGGACAGCGACGGCAAGACGAAGAAGGCCAAGGGCGGAAAGAAGCGCGTGATGTACACCGCCCACAGCGCCTGCTGGGACGCGAAGAACCGCTTCGGTCTGGATGATCCGCTGCCGTTTGAGTTCGACGCCATCGCTCACCTGTTCCAGCCGGTGGAGGCCAAACCGGAGCCCACTCCGGAACCGGCACCGGAACCGGCGAAGAAGCCCGCCGCAAAGGCGACCGTAACAAAATCGGCCGCTGTGCCGAAAAAGAAAGCTGCTGAGCGTCCGGATTCCATGCGCGATCCGGAAGACAAGGTGAAGGATGCGCTGCTGCAAAAGGTCTGGGACCAGATGCAGGCCGGCGACGTCACCGATCCATGTGTGATCCAGAAGGTGGTGGCCGACCGCGGCTATTACGAAGCGCATGTGATGATCAAGGACTACTCCGCGGACTTCATCGAGGGCTGTCTGGTGGAAGCCTGGGATTCCGTCCTGAAGCTGGCACAGACTGAACAGTACAATCTTCCGTTCTGAAAGGAGAACTGAGCAATGAGCAACGAGAGCATGAAGGTCTTTGACTGGGACGATCAGATTCCGGATGACGGCGGCGAAAGCCTTGAGTCTGTACTCCTGCCTGATGGCAACTACAGCTTCCTGGTGGTCAAGGTGGAGAAGGCCTATTACGACGGTGGCGACAAGATCCCGTCCTGCAACATGGTGAAGCTGTTCCTCCGCGTGGACGGCGGCGAGCTGGGCACGAGTCTCTGCGTGGAAAACGTGTACCTGTACGAGAAGATGGCGTGGAAGGCGGCGCAGTTCCTTCGCAGCGTGGGCCTGCGCAAGAGCGGCGAAGCCATGAACTGGCGGCAGCTGCTTGACAGCGAGGGCCAGACCGGGCGCTGCCAGATCTACGTGGACACCTTCGAGGGCCGCAACGGCGAGAAGAAGCAGACCAACAAGGTCCGCCGCTACTTCGATCCGGAGGAGCGCGCGCCGAAGAAAGGCTTTGAGCGCGGCAAGTTCTGATCCGTCAGCAGATGAAAGGAAGTGTTCGTACAGTTGTCTATTCAGATCAAAGTCTCAGATTACGCGGAGCTCCCGCCGCTGAAGCCTGGCATCTATGACTTCACGGTCGTGAGCGCGCGGGAGTCGGACAAGGGCGACGCGGTATGGCTGTCCATCGGGATCAACGGCCATTGCTATGTTGACCGCTTCCCGCTGACCGAGAACATGAGGTGGAAGTTCGCGCAGTTCTTCAAAGCTGTCGGCGTCAATCCCTGCATTCAGATCAAGGCGATCATGAACATGGGCGGGCGGACTGGACGCGTGAACGTGGAGCCCAAGCCGGATGATTCCATCAAATACATCCGCTATCAGTACATCACTCCGGAAACGGACGAAAGAATGATCTTGCTCCGGAACTATGCACTCCAGCGCGATCACTTCAGCTGTGCGGTCTGCGGCAGATTCGGAACGCACATGCACCACAAGCATGAGAAAGCCGTGTTCCCGGAACTGGCCTATGACCCTGACAACGTGGTGATCCTGTGCGAGGAACACCACATGAAGACAGCCCATGGGCAGGATCCGGAGGAATACAGGCATGACAGTTGACGAAGCCAGAGAGCTGCTTGACAGCATTCCGGTCGCTGACCTGAGCTATCAGGAATGGGTGAACGTTGGCATGGCCCTCCACCACGAGGGCCTGCCAGCGGGGCTCTGGGACGATTGGAGCCGGAACGACAGACGCTACAAGAACGGCGAGTGCGCGCGGAAATGGCAAACCTTCGGCAACGGCAGCGAGATCGTAACCATGGGCTCCGTGATTCACATGGCGCAGCAGTACGGATGGAAGCGGAAAGGGCGCGTCTATGACTGGGATGACCAGATTCCGGACGTCTCCCTCGACGCGGTGACGGATGGCTGGCACCGGGACGAAACCATCACAGCACTGCCGCCGCTGCCGGATGATTACGACGCCTCACAGGACGTGATCGATTACCTGTCCGCGCTGTTCCAGCCGGAGGACCATGTCTGCTACGTGACGGGAGCCTATCAGGACGATGACGGCAAGTGGAAACCGATAGGCGGTGTGTGCAGCAGAACCAGAGACCAGCTGATCCAGAGCGTGCAGAAGATTCCGGAGCGCGCAAGGAATCAGAACGACCTGTCCGACGCATTCGGCACCACACAGGAAGGCGCCGGCGCGTGGATCTGCATCAATCCCTGCGACGGAAAAGGGCGCCAGAATGCCAACATCACCGATCACAGATATGTGCTGGTTGAGAGCGACACTCAGGACATCGACACACAGTTCGCCCTGATGCAGGACCTGCGCCTGCCGATTGTCCGGGTGATTCACTCCGGCGGGAAGAGTCTTCACGCGGTGGTCCGGATCGACGCGCTGGACAAGAAACAGTATCAGGAGCGCGTGGACTACCTGTACGGCGTCTGCAAGAAGCACGGCCTCGAACTGGACACACAGGACAAGAACGCCTCTCGCCTGACACGCCTGCCAGGCTTCCGGCGCGGCGACAAGTGGCAATACATCGTTGCGCGGGACATCGGCTGCGGGGACTTCGTGGAATGGCAGCGCTTCATTGAGGAGGAAATGATCCCGCCGCTGCCGATCCGGAGCATGTTCGACATCCTCCACGATCAGAAGCCGCTGAAGGACGTTTTAATCGATGGCGTTCTCCGCTGCGGGCACAAGATGATGATCGTTTCCTCCAGCAAGGCCGGAAAGACCTTCTGCCTGATCGAGCTGGCGCTGGCCATCGCCTCCGGGCGGCCGTGGATGGGATTCGATGTCAGGAAGGGCAGGGTGCTCTACCTGAACATGGAACTGGATGATGCCTCCTTTGAAGACCGCGTCCGCCGGGTGATGCAGAAGATGGAACTGGGCGAGGAAGACCTGGTCGGCCATCTGGATGTGGTACACCTGCGCGGCGCGAATGAGACCATGGAGAAGATGGCGCCGCGGATTGTCCGGGAGGCCGCCGGCGGAAAGTATGCGGCGATCATCCTTGACCCGATCTACAAGCTGGGCATCGGCGATGAAAACGCGGCGGAGGAAGTCGGGAAGTTCTGCAACGGTCTGGACGTCCTTGCGAACACAGGCGCTTCCGTGATCTACGCGCATCATCACTCAAAGGGCGCGCAGGGCGCGAAGACATCCATGGACAGGGCTTCCGGCTCCGGCGTCTTCGGACGGGACGCGGATGCGATGATTGACATGATCGAGCTGGCGATCCCGGAGGAAGCGGCGGACGAAGTGGCGGAGCGCTACGGCGAAGATGCAACCGGCTGGCGCGTGGAAATGACCCTCCGGGAGTTCCCGCGGCAGCCGCCCTTCAACGTGATCTTCTCCTGGCCGCTGCATATCCGCGATGACAACGACATCCTGCTGACAGCCAAGCTTGCGGAGAATGTCCGGATTCAGCAGGCGGAACGGGAGAAGGGCGGACTCAAGGGAAACGTCGGAAACGAGCTGGCCGCACAGAAGCGCCGCGAAAAATACCTGGCCGCTCTCAAGCGCGATCAGGAGCGCGGAGAGCTCCGGTCGCAGAAGGAATACGCGAAGGAATTCGGCGTCGAGGTGCGGACAATCCGCCGCTGGAACGAGTCTCTTGCTGGGGAGTAAAAAGCGGACAAAAGCGGACATCACCTATATATAGATATGAATGTCCTGTCATGTCCCATGGCATTCAGGGACAGGGGCGGGCTTCAAGAAGCCGCCCGCCCTGTCCTGAGTCTGAATGCCTGAGCCGATGAAAGGGGGAGACCGTGAACACGTCAGGATTCCGCGGTGTGGCCTGCACAGACTTCTGGCCAACCGGACTGCCGCAGGAGAAGCTGCGAATCTATAAACGCCTGCTGGACAGCAAGCAGATCAGCAGGCCGCTGGTGACCTACAACGCGACAACCGGCAGCGTCATCGTGGAGTACTGGTCTGCGATCCCGCATGACTGGCTGCTGGATATGGCCAAGAAGATGCTGAAGGAGGTGGAAGCTGGTGATCATCTTCCTGGACATCATTCCCCCGACGGTGACGGCGCAGGAGCATAAGATCAGGATCTTCCGGGGGAAACCGATGTTCTATGATACGGCGAGGCTGAAGGAGGCCCGGAAGCTGCTGGAAGACAGCCTCAGACCATTTGTTCCGGAAGCGCCGCTGGAGGGCGAGGTGTGTCTGGCGACCGGCTGGTTCTTTCCGACGAAAACGCACAGGGAGAAATCCTACCGCGTGACCAGACCGGACACGGACAATCTTCAGAAGCTGCTGAAGGACTGCATGACGCGCGTGGGCTTCTGGAAGGATGACGCGCAGGTGTGTCATGAGATGATCGTCAAGAAGTGGACGCGCCTGCATCCGGGCATTCTGATTGCATACGGTCCTCCCGGATCGGAGGTGCTGGAATGCTTCCAGAACACAGAGCCATGATGGCCGATCTGTACCACCTGTTCGAGGCGTATGAGGAAGCGCCGGCATACAACAGCCCTGGCTTCAATCACTACTGGATCGGACTGGCTTCATCCGGCAAGGCGATTGTCGAGAAGTACGCATACGAGCAGCCGATCACCAGCCTGGTCTTCGGCCTGATGGAAGGGCTGGAAGAAACTCACCGCCAGAAGCTGAGAAAGGAGCCACATGCCCAAGTACGTGAATCCGCGGAATGAGCTGGTGCCTTCCTACATCCGCGGCTACACCTTCCGCTGCAGCGAGTGCCGCAAGACGGTCGAGACCTTCACCCCGGAGGATTGGGCCTACAAGATGCAACATAACGGCTACATCAAGCGCTTCTGCAGCTGGAAGTGCCTGCAGACCTTCCGGCGGCGCGTTGGCCCTCCACCGAAACCGCAAAACAAGAACAACGAGCGCAACGAAAAGATCCGGGCGCTGTTCTTCTCAGGCAAGAGCATCCGGGAAGTGGCGGATGAACTGCATGTGACTGTGGGCGTCGTTCAGGGCGTCATCAAGCGCACAATGGAGGCGAAGAAATGAAAGCGACTGAACCGGCCTGCCCGTGGTGCGGGCACCGGATGGAGGCGAAGGAACTCAAAGACTTCTGCCAGTACGCGGCCGTCTGTCCGCGCTGCAAGGCCCGCGGGCCTGTGGTTTTCGGGATGGGCGCGCGGGAGACGCTGCTGGCCAAGGCAACCGCACGGGCGCTGCGGCGCCTTGAGGATCACAACAAGGACTGACTGAGAGGAGAGGCAACCATGCGCAAGATCACTACCATCATCCTGACCATCATGCTGCTGCTGTCCATCACGACCGCGCAGGCCATCCGGGGCGAGAGCCTCTGCGAGGGCGCGATCACCGGCGAGGCCGTCTTCCTGCTGGACAATTCCGGCCGCATTCTGGGCGCGCTGGCACCGGACGAAGATCAGTTCACCCTCCGCAGCTTCCAGCACTCCGCGCGGACGTCACCGATCAGGATCCGGGAAGAGCAATGCCTCCGCTGGCACGCGTGGACACCCGTCCGGCTGGATGACCAGCGCCGGGTGATCGATGGCGGCACAACGCTGACCATCGCCGTGCAGCTGTCAGACCCGGAGACCGTCCTGAGCATTGCCGGCGAGCTGACAGCCGCGGCCATCATTGACGCAACCATTTACTCGCCGAATCTCTGCGCGGAGACACCCAGGGCGGCGCACATCTTCCTCCCGGCGAAGAACCGCGAACGGCAGGTCGGAAAGATCATCTTCCGGGACGGCGCTGTGCTGGCCCTGTACGTGGGCGATTTCGACGGGGACGGTTCACCCGACCTGGGCTTCCGGGCGCTGGTGCTGGCCGTGTCAGACGGCTGCCATTGCGGCGACAAGTGCAGCTGCAAGCCCGGCGAGTGCAAGTGCGGCGATGACTGCAAGTGCAAGTGCAAGACACCCGCGCCGAAGCCGAAGAAGCCCGCCGTCAAAAAAACCTGCGAGAAATGCGGCTGTGCTGTGTGCTGCTGCCGTCCGGCCATCACGCTGAAGATCTGCTTCAGCCTGAGCATCAAGCCCGGCTGCCTGTGCAAGTGAGGTGTCAGCAATGAGTGATCTCCCGGACGCTCCCTGGATCGTGGAGGCGGAGACGGACGGAATGCCGGAAGCGGAGCCGTTCATCTGCCCTGAGTGCGGCGCTGAGGATCCGGAGCGGGTGTACACCATCCGCGGCCGGCAGGGGCGGCAATCCATCGTCGGCTGTTCTGACTGCATCGATGACTGGGATGTGTACACATGGAAGGACTGGAACACCTGACGAGACTTATGACTGAGAGGTGATTCCTGTGGACAAGGCAATCCGGCTGGAGAACGTGCTGAGAATCCTCCGCGGAATGAATCGCGTATCCGAAAAAGGGCGTTTCTCCCGTGAGAAAACCTTTGAGATCCTGCAGCAGCGCGTGGAGGATCTGCCCTTCATCGATCTGGAACAGCACAAAAGCGACACTCCTGTGGCCTTCATCAAGGACTGGAAGCCGGTCATCCCCTACGGCCAGATCTACCGGACGATCTGGCGCTGCGGGCATTGCCAAAAGGAGATTGACCGGAAAGACCGCTACTGCCGCTTCTGCGGAACGCAGCTGCTGGATGAAGAAGTCATGGCGGAATATCCGGAGGAGGTGGTGCTGTCGTGACAATGGACGAGTACCAGATGGACGCGGCGCGGACCATCGCAGCCGGCCAGAACGCTGTGCAGCACGCGCTGTATGGCATGGCATCCGAGGTCGGGGAGCTGCTGGGCATCTATCAAAAGAATCTGCAGGGGCATCTGTTCGACGCGGAACACGCTCAGAAGGAGCTGGGCGACGTGCTGTGGATGGTGGCCGAGTACGCGACCGCGATGGGCTGGAGCCTGTCCGACATCGCGCGGATGAACATCGAAAAGTTGCGCAGGCGCTATCCGGTCGGATTCGATCCGGAGCGCAGCCTGCACAGGGAGGAAGGAGACGTCTGACCATGGACAGCATTGACACCCTTAACCGCTGCATTGCCATCTTCCGGAAGAACGGCCAGCCGGCCATTGCCAGGGAGCTGGTCGAAGCCCGTGAAGAACTGATTCACCTGCGGTATGAGCTGGAGGAGTCCAACAAGGCCGCGCGGCGTCTGGCCAGGGCCATCGATCAGATCCTCGACATCGCGGAGGATTCCTGGATGGAGGTGGACATCCTGTGAGCAAGGCCAAGCGGGCAACACCCAGAGAGCCGCCGAAACCCTCGCCGATTCAGGCGGCGCAGCAGTCACCCATTGCGGAGCTGAATGTCATGGCGGCCATGCTGGCGGAAGCCAGGCACGCGCTGACCGTGCAGAAGTATACCGACCACGACCTGAAGGCCGCCGCGGATCGCGGCTTCGCTGCCGGCTATCAGCTGGCGGGGCTGGAGATCGTCAAGTGCATGTATGCGGCTGTGTGCCTGACGCTGCACGAGAAGTTCGGCTTCGGCGAGGAGCGGCTGCTGCGCACGCTGGAGGATCTGGATCACAAGACCTGGCTCTGCATTGAGCACCACGAGATTACAGACCAGGTGTATCAGGAGATCGGGCTTCGCCTGGATTTCGACGAGCTGTCTGACAGGGTGACGCTGCAGAAGGGCAAGCGGTGGAGAAAGCCGCGGAAGCCTTGAAAATCAATGTTTCACATGGAACGAGGAAACGGCTACAAGGGGGGCATGAGTATGATGCTTGACGGCGAGATGATGGAGATCCTGAAGGACATGGAAGACCGCTACACAGAGGCGGCGATTATCCTGGAGGGGCTGGAGGATGACAGGTTCTCCAAGCGGGCCGAAGCGCTGCGTCTGGTGCGGGAGAAGCTGCTTCTGCCGAACTGGAACTCAGTCAAGGAGGACGGAAATCCTGACTGCCGGGGAATCTATCTCACGGTTCTGGAGGGCGGGGAGTACAGGATTCTGGGCTTTCAGGATTATGGCAACGGGCTGGACTGGTACGAGGACGACCCGGAATACGGGAATACTTGGGTGTACAACGTGACGCACTGGCTACCGCTGCCGGAGCCGCCGGAAGAGGTGAAGCATGGCCAGACTGATTGAGAAGGAAAACGTGCGCCTGCATGACGGTGGCATTGTGTTCCTTCAGACGCTGCACAGTTTTCCTACTTACGGCGGCCTTGTCTCCATCATCAGCCTTTCATACTGGCTGGATGCCAACGGGAAAGAAAACGTTTACTCCGTGGAAATGGCCGGTGCAAAAAGACACGTCGAGTACTTCATGGATGAGTATGGCTACACTTGGCGCCTGTGGGATGTGAACGTGGAGACACCCAGCGTTCAGCAGATGAGCGGTGAGCCGTGGGAGGTGTACTGATGGACATCATTGACATCATCATCAAGCTGTGTGTGGCGATCCTCCTGCTGGTGTTCGTGGTCTGCCTGGTGCTGACCATCGCGATGGTGATTGGCGGGGCGATCAAGGCGGTGCGGGAGGAACGCGAACGGAAGGCCAGATGGGAGGAACAGCGCCTTCGGGGGCTGGAACGGGAAGCACGGCGGAAAGAGGGCGACGATCTTGATTCCGACTGACAGGATCAAGGAAGCATTCGCGGCCAAGCTGCGGGTGCTGCTGAAGGAGCGGGGCATGCAGCAGGCTGATCTTGCGCGAGCGCTGCACATGACCAGGGCGGCGATAAACAGGTGGACGCGGGGAAAGCGCTTTCCCACGATCGAGGTGGCGGTACAAATCGCCGACCTGCTGAAAGTGACCATGGATGAGTTGCTTTGTACGGCGGAGCTGAGAGGCGAACGGAGGGCGCAGGATGAACACAAGGTTTGAAATCAACGTGCCCGGTCCGATCTACGATCCGGACGCTGTGGGCGAGACGCTGGAAGCAATCCTCGACGCGCTGGACGATGAGCGCGGGCGGCATGGCTGGTCGTTGAGTGATCTGTCGAGAGCCATTGGCAGGGCGGCGAACACGTCCACTACCGTCCTGTACCATCGCCGGGCGACAACTGTCGACACGCTGCTGCGAATGATCGACGCGCTGGGCCTGCGGGTGGCGTTGATTGACGGCAGCGGGCGGGACATCATGCAGGATGACGGCACAGCATTCTGACTCGACAAGGAGTGAGACCATGGCAATCAAGATTGCCTCCGCGCGCTTCGGGTGGCTGATGCGCGTGGAGCACAGCAACGATACAGACACGGGGGAGGCGCTGACCGTGTTCCATTGGA